GGCTAATTCAAGAGCTAAAAGGAGATCTTCTCCTAAAAGGGAAAGGTCACTTAATTTAAGTTTCCTCTCCCTTAGAAATGTACCTAACACATACATACCAAATTTAATCGGTATGGATGTGTTGGCGATTGTTATTGTTTTCATGTGTTAGGATTTTAAATTATGCTTTAGTTGTCTTCACGATAGCTCCTGTAACTTCAAATGATGCTGAATAGCTAACATTCTCCTCTACACCTGCGTTTAGGTCTAATGATGTACAAATAGCTTTCATAGTGTACACGTTATCACCAACAACGTCTGTAGTAAATTTAATAGTAAGTTCCGTACCTGCTGTTAAGTCGGTAAACAAATCATCAAATAGGTAATTGGTAGAAGCATCGCCCGGGCCAGCGTATAATGCCTCTGTAGAAAGTGTTCCCGATAATTGCCCTTTCTTTACTTCTCTCCATCCACCCGATGCTGAATCTTTAGTTAAGATTTCACGCATAGCAGATGAAATGTTCATTTGGCACGATGTGGCATAACCGATAGCAGTACTATCTTTATAAAGCCTCATTAAAGTACCATTAATTATCCCTGTAGTTGGCATGGTTATTTATTTTTTTGTTTAGTAATATTTTCTTCATCTTCTTCTTTTAATTCTCCGTAGAAATATTCAGCAGCTACGGGAATAGGAATATAGATTGGGTCTTGCTGAACTTGCTCTTTTTGTGGCATTTCTTCAACGACAAAAGATTCGTCAAGTAGTTCTGCAATTCCATCCTTTATCATTTGCTCACCATATTCAGAAAGAAAAACGCCTACTTTACCCGGCTCCTTTCCATTCCATTCTTTTAAAAGTCTTAATTTCATCTTTTCATTTTTACCATAAAATCAATACTAATCCAATATACATTTAAGTCGGCATTATAAACCTGACTGCTTGAACTCATGTATTTTATTGTTTGTACGGAAACACTATTTACCGTACCTACAAATCTATCTAATCTATTTCTTACATTGTTTCCAAGTGTTTGTGTAGTCTCGTAATTGTTAGTATATACATCAATTTGCACTGTTATTTCTTCTAAATTACTTTGACCATCCTTAAAATCAACAGGAAGGCTATTAATTACAGTATATACCATGAAAGGATATTGCACATTCTGTGGCGCAATGTCCGGGAATATATTTAATCCACAAATATTTGTAATTGTCGTATCAGTCGTTAATCTCCCGTATATTACTTTACCTATCATGATACTTGCCAAAATTTTTTAGGTCTTTCCTGCATGATAAAAATACATTCATCACGCATAGTTTTAATTACCTTTTCCCTACTTAAATTTCTTGCCTTTACCACTATCTTGTTATACCATGCTCGCGTACTTCCAAATACCATGTGAGCGTAAAATCCATTCGTTCCTTCGCTGCTATTAATGCCTCTATTCATTGTATTCCTTTTATACAATGGACCAATAGCACCAACGGCTCTTTTGTACGATACAAGGTTTTTAGATAAGTCAATAATTGACTTTCTTAAATTACCTGGTTGTACATCATAATGAGTACCATCGTCTTGTTCCCATCCTTGCATCTTTTTATTGCTAAAAGGATTGGTTGAAATACGGTGCGGTTTGCTACTTACTGGTACTATTGACCTATAAATTTCTAATGCAATAGGAGTCGCTGAATCAATAACCCTACTTTGCTCTTTTAATGTACATTGTTCCATTAACTCTGCAAATTCAATAACTGCATCTGCTAAACCTACTATTCTTAGGCTCATTCCCTGAAAGCTTCGCCTACCTCTATAATTATCCTTTTGAAGGTCTTTAAGGTGATTTATTTGTTTGGCTGATAAATATCCCATTACACATAATTTTGAGCAAATGAACAAAATAGGTGTAAATACAAATTATCTTCGCTTATCTGGACATTCTCGATTTGATAATATTTTTCCATCCAGATTATTCTTTGTTGCTCGTTTATATCTGTCCTATAACGACAGGTCACCCTTACCTGGCTTAATGCTGTTATCTTGCCTCCTTCTACTTCCTCCTTGTTCACTCCTTTATAATCCACTATTGCCCAAACCTCAGCTAAATTACTCCACGTTTCTGTTCCAAAACCGCTTGTAGTTGCAGAGCGACTAACACTTTGCACTATAATCCTTTCCCTTAACTTTCCTATTTCTTCTTTCTTATTGTATCTCATTAGAATAATTGTACACGATATTGGTCTAATAAATACTCCGATGCTGTAGGTAATTTCTTTACATAATCTTCTCTATTATCATAACTGTCAGCTATCATCATTAAGATAGCTTGTCTTATTTGCATTGGTACACTGGCAGCAGTTGATCCATAGCCTGCTGTATAAACTATCGTAACATCATTAATATTTCCGTAAAGTGTAGGCCACGTTTTACCGTATGCTAATGATAGTCTTGCAGGTTTTTCAAATGTATCTACTATGTAGTTAGAACTATTAAAAGTCTGTGTAGTATTTTGACTATCTGCATATTGAAAAGAAGTAACAGATATTACCGGAGATACAGATAGGTAAATAACAGGATTATGCAGCCTATCTAACTTTTCTGTAATTGTTTGAGTTATTAATGCTTGATTAAGATACCTTTCAGCAACTTCACGAGCTGACTGCAAAAGTGTAGTAATCAAAGTATCATCGGCAGATGTATCTACTTTTAGATAATTCTTAACTTCACTTAATGTCCATACTTCTATTGCAGGTGCCGTCGTTACTTTCCAAGCCATGTTTAAATTTTTAAAGAGGGATGGATATTGCTACCCATCCCATTTTATTTTATATTAAGTCAACTTGTTAGCTAAGTGCTTGATAGCAGCAGCCTGTAAAAGTTTACCATCATATCTTGCGTACAACAAGAATCCTAACTCCATTTCATCCATAAATCTTTCACGCAATGGCACTAAGACATTGTTTGAAACTTGACGAATAATGTATTTAGACCAATCGCCAAAATAAACAATCTTTGCAGCAGTTGCCTGTGTACCTGTCAAATCGTTGTTTATATAGAAATTGTAACCCAATAATTTATCAGGAATACCGTCTCTTAATGATGGCTGAAATAAGGTTGTGTTACTATTGTCTAAGTTTAGTTTTCTTACCGCACTTAAAATAGTATCGTGCATCATAAATGCTGCTGATGGACTATTTCTGTAAGCAATATCAACTGAATGAATAAGGTCAACTAGGTTAGATGCAGTGAAAGCCGTTTGACTTGCAGATACAGCACCTTGCGTAGTGTTAGCGGAAAAACCTGTAGGTTTACCAGAACCATCACCCGAAGTGAATGCTGCGTTCAAACCTCTACCTAAACGCTCACCTAACATAATTGGCAATTCTGTGTTCAATAGACCAAACTCATCATTTGCCCATTCAACAGATACTTTTACCAATGTGTTAATCACGTGCGCAGCAAATGTTTCACGAGTGAATGTCATATCCTGTACAGTAACCGCACCGCCTTCTGTATGCCATGATCCAGTTGTGCCAGTATCATTTACTTTAGGGTAGTACAAAGTACCTGCCTGCGGAGTAGTAATAATACGAGCCACCTGTAACATTGGGCCATAATAAGCCATAGTTCTTTCAAGCTCATTCGAGAATTGGTAAGGAATAACATAACCACCAGCTAAACCACTTTCAGACGTGGTAATAGTTGCCGTACCTCTCATTTCCGTTAACAACGCCCTATCTTTGCTAGATAGTTCTCTTTTGGCAATGGCTTTAATAAACGCTGCCTGATATTCTGGAGACTTTACAATCTCTCTTTTATCAGTTGGCAAAGCTGCAATAGTTTGCTCCGCTGCAGAATTACTTCTTTCTTCGGAATCAATAGCACTCCATCTTTCGAGGCGTGAAATTTGTTCCGTATAATTTTTAAAGTTAGCGTCTGCAGCGTCCCATTGTGCCAATTCCTCGGCATTCATTAAACGACCCTCAGCAGATGCTCTCTTTTGCAAATCTTCCATTATAGCATAATCGGAAGCCCGCTTTTCTCTTAGCAATTTAGAGTTCATTATTTTTGTTTTAAATTTAATAAATGCAGGGCATTCCTGCGTAACTCGTTCTGTATATTAATTTCTGATTTAACAGATATATCAATCACTTTCAGTAAATCTTTATCTATTTCCTTTGTAGCGTCGTAGCTTCTTTTTGCTACCATTGTATCTGGATTAGCTGGATAAGTTACCGGAGAAACATCATACACTTTTTTAATTGAGCGTATAACTCTTTTAGGTTTACTACCCATTCTTTCCTGCCAATCTTCAGCCTCTACAGTAAATGCAAAGCTACTTTGATATACATCACCACGTTTAACCATCTCCAAGAGATCATTACCTAAAGTAGTGTTTGGTGCCTCAAATTCGTATTCCATGGCAGAATCTGTAACATTTAGCTTTAATGTTCCGGACGATGTTCTTGCTAAAACCATATTCATGTCATGGTTAAACAATGCAACTACATCTTTCAAATCAGAATCCTTTAAAGCTTCAGCCGACATTTCTTCATCATACCAACCCATGTCATAAGCAGAGTTAAACACCGTAGCAGTACCAAAAATAGTGCGGCTTTCCGGTTTAGCCCTTAGTTCAAAATTTATGCTTCTTTTTTCCATATATTTTAATCGTTAGTATCGTTACTATCGTCGTTTATATCAATCCCTTCTTCTTCTTTCTCATGTGCCATTCCTTCCTTAGATGGCTCTATCTTAATGTTGGACGCTAATGGCAATTCATAGCTATCTCCACCATTATAAGGATTCATATTTTCCTTTATCCGGATTTCGTTTGGTGACATCGCTAATACATTACGCATTGTAGTGTAATAAGAAGATCTTGCAGCTATATCACCACGAAGCAAGCCATCAAGATTAAATCTTGTTGTAAACTTTTCCTTTTCTACTTCAAAAAATATCTTTTTATTAAATTCTGCCTCTATAGTTTCGCAAAGAGGCATGATTGTATAGTTTACAAACATTTGGCTTAACTGTTCCATATTGCCAAACGTTGCTTTATCCATATCTTCCAAAAGAACACCCGGAACACCCGTTATTCTTGCTATATCTGAAATAGTAGCTTTCTTAGTTTCGTTAAATGCAGCATCAGTAGGATTTAAGCCTACTTTTTGGAAATCCATACCTTCTTCTAAAATAGCAGTACCTCCAGCATTTTGACTTCCACCAAATGCACGGTTAAAACTACTTTTAAGTCTATCATAAGCCTCATTTGTTAATCTTCCAGGATGTTTTAAAACACCGTTAAGATGGGCACCATTTTTGTAAAAATTGGCACCGTAATTTCTATTGGCTAATGCTAACCCAAAATTGTCACGGTGAACGTCTGGCACTAACAAAGCTTTAACGCCATCCCATGCAAGATTAGGTATATAGATGATGTTCTCACCTCTGTATGTTTTATTATTTTCCTTATTCTTAAATACAAGTTCATTCCTACTATTGTACCCAATCTCCATTTTAGTAGGATTAAGAATAGTAAGGCTGTTTATTCTTGTAGTTATGCTATTCCTATTTATGGCTGCGTAAAATGCACCATGCGCCAAATAGTGAAGCACCATTGTTTTGTAAAACGTATGCGAAGTGTATAACTCCGATGGTTCTCTTGATACTACTTTGTAGTTTGGATGGTCTTTTGCTATTCTTATACCTCCATTATCTTGTTTCTCAATTATATCAAAAGGAATAGAGGCAATAACGCCTCCGAGTATTTGGGTAGCTCTGTAAAAAGCAGGAAGCCCTATAATTGCGTATTCATCGACCGCTACACCTGCAGCACTTCCACGCTGAAATAATGCACCTAAAGTGTCTCCGTTTATAGGTGTAGATGGATTTTCTAACGAACCTCGCTTGTTAGAAAAAAAAGACCGCATGGTATCAAATATTGCCATGCGGTAAAAATAAACAAAATCAGTATGAA